TCCAGGCCGTCAAGACGACGGCCTGACCGGCCCACCCTCTCACCTCTTCACCCCATCCCAAACCAAGGGACCACGCACATGACCATGCCCAAGATTGCGCAGCAGGAAGCCGACGTCGTTCTCGCCCGTCTCGACCGCCTGGCCTCGACCATCCAGACCAACCACGCCTCGTGGGGGATGCCGGTCGAGATCGCCAAGACGCTCGTGAACGATCTCGACAAGACCGCCGACGAGATCGAACTCGCGTCGTTCGGTCCCGAGTCGTTCGAGGCTCGCCGCACCGAGCTGGTGACGGCGAACGTCAAGCGCGCGCAGGTCATCGAGTCGGACAAGGGCGAGGGCTACATGTCCGCGTTCGCGAACCCGATGGCGCCGGTCCAGGTCGAAGGCGACGAGCCGTACATGTCGGCGTACAAGGACGACCAGTCGTCCGCGGTCCGCAACGGCAAGGCGACGAACGGCCGCCCTCTCACCTGATTCGGGAGGTCACCGACCGTGGCGATCGACTACTGGAAGCTGACCAAGGAACGGAAGGTCGGGGATTTCGTACAGCGGTACGCTCCCGGCCAGGGCGGCTTTTCCATGTCGCCGTTCCTCGGGAGGATCACAGCGGTCCACCGCGGACTCGGCGTCGTCGACGTCCAGTGGCCCTACGGCAACGAGCGGATGTTCCCCGACGACATCGTCGCGGTCGATCCCAAGCTGTCGACGTGGCTGCCGCCGGAGACGCTCGACCAGACGTATCAGAGCCTCGACACCCAACGCGCGCGCGAGCTGTGGGCATCAGCAAGCAAGCGCGGTCTTTGGCGAGTGGGCCAGTTCCCGGTGGGCTTCTACCGTGACCTGGCCATCCTCTGGACCAAGAACGCGGGTGAGATCGGGGCTTACGATACGCTCTGGCGGAAGTACGCGTCGGTCGTTCCGGACGAGGCCCTCCGCGATGAGGTCGGCAAATACTTCCGTGTCGCGTCGAACCTCGCGGAGCTGCGGCTCCAGCAGCACTCGATGAAGACGGCGGCGTACTGGGTCGCGCAGAACCGCCAGTATCGCGTCACCAAGGAAGAGCACAAGGCGGGGAAGCCTTGCTGCCCCAAGTGCGGCACGCCGATGCGTCGGACGACCTACAAGATGGACAAGGGTGCCAAGCACCGCCTCTTCGGTTGCCCGAAGGACCTCACCCTCATCAAGCAGGACGCCATTCTGGGTCCGGACGGGCAGCCGGTCTCATGGTGATGCAAGCCCGCGTCGTGAGGGGCCATCTGGCTCGCGTCGCAAGCCGCGAGATCATCTCGTCGAACCACGACGAGTACGGCAAGCTCCTGAGCGCCGTCCAGCAGGAGTTCGTCGGCGGGGCCGGCGAGACTCTCTACAAGTACATCTCGATGCTCCACAAGCGCCTCGCACCGCGCTTCGAGAACATCCACGGGTTCGAGAACTGGGACTGGGGCATCCCGCAGCCCGCTGGCGAGAACGCCTGGAACATCCGCATCTGGAACAAGTCCGGTGCGCAGTTCCCCAGCGTGCTCGACGGCAACCTCCTCATGAAGTTCGTCTTCACGGACGGCGTGCAGTGCTCGCTCGTCATGGGGAACACCCAGACGATCTTCCAGCGGAAGTGGGGCCCGAAGGTCACTGCTTCCGACGCCGGCATGAAGTGCGGCGAAGCGTGGGAAACCCTCCTCACGGGCAGCGTCGACTACGGGGACTGAACCATGGCCTTTCTCAAGTACGCCAAAGCTCGCGTCGAGAAGGCCGGCATCCAGCCCGCCGAGTGGGACGCGATCCGCGCGTCGGCGTTGCTGCCGGCTGTCGACTTCCGTTCGCGTGAAGCCGCGCGGGTCATCATCAACGACTACGATCCCAAGAGGTTTCTCCTCTCGCACTGTACGATCATCGCCTCGGTCGACACCGAGGAATCGACGTTGCCGCTCGGCCGCCAGATGGTGGACGGGTTCCAGATCAACCGACGCTACGCGGACTACCTGGTCACGCCCGAGACGTCGAAGTTCGTCAACAACAACAACGATTGCTGGGAGCGCAAGCTCCTGCTCGCGTGCTTCAAGACGTTCATCGGCGCTGAAAACTACGTCGAGCACATCCAGATCCCCGAGATGTCGAAGGGGAAGATCATCGACGCTGCCGCGCGCAACGTCGGTGAGTCCATCTACGTCGACATCCTCGTCGCCACCGATCGCAAGCACGGTCCGATCGTCAACGCGATCACGAGCGGCCAGCTCGGCACGCTCTCGATGGGGTGCTCGGTCGACTTCACGACCTGCACGAAGTGCGGAAACGTTGCCGAGGACGAGACGACCCTCTGCCCGCACATCCGCTACTTCAAGGGCTCTGAGTTCGTCGACGACATGGGCCGGAAGCGGAAGATCGCCGAGCTGTGCGGTCACCTCTCCGCCGAGCCGGGCTCCGTCAAGTTCATCGAGGCATCGTGGGTCGCGAACCCCGCCTTCACCGGCGCGGTCATCCGCAACATCCTCTCCGAGAGCGACGTTGCAGACTTGGACGTCGGCAAGCGGCTCCAGTTCGCGTTTTCGCAGCCGGCCCGCGTGAGCGATGCCGACAATTTCGCGAAGGCCGCGCGTACGACGCCGTACCGCGACATGGGTTTCCGCGTCGCGCAGGACCAGTTCGATGGTATTGGGGACCTCCCGGGTGCCAAGAGGGGTACCCAAGAGACCCCCAAGACGGATCCCCTCGACAAGACCGTCAACGACCTGGCCGCCATCCTCAAGGACAAGGCTATCGAGCACGTTCGTGGTGAGATCAACAAGGACGAGGCCGGCAAAGCCCGTCAGGTTGTCGATGAAAACCGCGAGAATGAGTCGCTCATCAAGTCTGCTCTCCTCATGCCGGAGTGGCAGCGAATTGCTCGTGTGGTCTACGCACAGACCAATGACCCCAAGAGGGCGCGGCACCTGTTTAAGGGCCTCGTTCTGCAAAAGCGGGGTGGTTGGAACGCGCTGAGGCATGCGGGTAATTTCACGGGTCGCGACGTACTAGCCGTCTCTCGTTTCATCGATCTCCTCTCGAAAAGGGCGTCGATGGCGGGGGAGGCGCGCGTGTATAGGACCGTGATCGCCTTGGGCGGTACGGCTCCTTACGGCGACGTGGAGACGTATTTGGCGGCTTGCCGTCGAATCGTCGGTCGGTCTCTGACCGGCAGCGAGGCGGGTGCCCTTATCGAAAAAGGTCGCCTCTTCTCGTTGGGGTCGTCGTGATTCTGTTTATAAACCCCCTGTCTTCGAGAAAAGGGTCCTACTGCCATGCGCGAGCGAACCACCTGGAACCGTACCGAGATCCTGTCGCGGACCGCTGCCACCAACCGGCAGGCGGACCCGTACACCATGAACCAGACGCACACGCAGCCCGCCGCTGACGCGTACGTGACGGGTGACCCGTCGTCGTTCGCGGAAGACGTCGCGCCGAACACCTGGGCTCCCGAGTACTCGGGCGGTCAGGTTCGTCGCAACGAGATCGGGATGCCCGAGATGCGGCCGGAGACCTTCACCCACAAGGAGAAGACGGCCGGCCTCGACGAGGCACTCCTCATCAAGAAGGCGGACCTCTGCGTCTCCCTCGCTCGTCAGATGCTCGCGAACCGCAAGTTCGCGAACGCTGTCGCAGCCGAGGCCGCGGTGGAAGAGCAGTCGATCGCGCTCATGGACCTCCCCGACGCCAACCTGATCGAGACGTTCTCGCGTCTCGCCGGGGACCAGGCGGAGCAGGAGCCGGAGCAGCAGGCGCAGCAGGAGGCGAAGCAGGCCAACGAGGCCGCTCTCCTTCCTCTTGCGCAGCAGGCCGCTCAGCAGGTCGCCTCGGGTGACCAGGCCGGCGCGCAGGCGACCATCACCGCGATGGTCCGCAAGGCGTGCGAGATGCAGCAGCCGATCGCCCAGCAGCAGGCCCCCGTGGCCCAGCAGCAGGCGCCCGCGCAGCAGGCCCCCGTCGCTCAGCAGCAGCAGGCGCCCGTCGCCCAGCAGCAGCCGAGCGTCGAGCAGCAGGTCCAGGCCATGATCCAGTCTGCGATGAAGCAGGCGAATCAGGCCCCTGTCGCTCAGCAGGCGCCCCCGATGCAGCAGCAGGGTCAGCAGCAGCAGACCCAGGCGCAGATGGACCAGCAGGCTCAGCAGCAGGCGCAGCTCGCTGCCCAGCAGCAGGAGATGCTCGCCCAGCAGCAGATGCAGCAGCAGGCGCAGCAGCAGCAGGCCCCCGCACAGCAGCAGGTCCAGGCGAGCGACGACATGCTCCTCGACCAGATGCTCGGCGGTCCCCCGGCCATGGGCGGCGTGTCCGAGATGGACATCCAGCTCGACGCGGCTCCGATGGACGTGGGCGAGGTCACCCTCGCTCCCGAGGACGACGTCCTCCGCACCCTCTTCGCCAACCAGGAGACGCAGGACGCCGAAGAGGCGCAGCAGCTCCAGGGCGGCGATCAGCAGAAGCAGGCTTCGATCCGTACCGCGGCGACGCGCACGGTCGGAACCCGCCCGGCTGGCGGCGTTGCCCGCATCGGCGGCGGCGTCGGCGGCGGCCCGGCCCCCAAGGCTGGCGAGATCGATCGCCTCCAGTCGATGTGGCAGTCGGCTCCCGACGTTCGGGACGCCTTCGGCCTCAAGTGAACGAACGACTCACCCCCGTAAGGGGTGCAGATGAAAATCGAATGTGAATCACCCTCGACGAATGCCCATTCAGGAGTGTCCATCAAATGACGACCTTCGCAATCGGCGGACAGTCTTCGGGTGATTTTCGGGAAACGTCCGGTCGTGTGCAGCTCCTCCACGTCTCCACCCGCAATAGCGTGGGTGTTCTGACGCCGGACGCGTTCACGCAAGCCAACCCCCCGATCGTCACCACGCAGCGGTCCACCACGCTCGCAACCATCACCAAGGTCGGCGTGCTCGGAGGCTCCGTCGCGTTCACGCGCGGCGACTTCGGCAACGGCTTCCACGGTGGACCCGTCAAGATCGCCGCGGCCTACGACGCTTCCGTCCGTCCGCTCGGCATCTTCATCAACGACGCGCTCGGCAACGCCTTCGAGAACACGCCCGGCGTGGCCTCGGGTCGCGGCCCGTACATCTGCGGCAGCGGCTCGACGCTCGCCGTCTCGATCTACGAGACCAAGCGCCAGCTCGCCGCCACCCCCGGCGACGTCCTCACCTACGCGGTGGGCGACAAGGTCTACGCCTCGGTGAACGGGCTCCTCACGAAGGAACTCGGAGACGCCTACGAGTACAACGTCGCCGGTCAGAACTCCATCCAGTTCGTGACCCTCATCGGCGTGGTCAAGGTCGCCCCGGACGCCAACAGCTCGCTGCTCGTGATCGACCTTCGGGTCTGATCGAGAAGCCGGAAAGGACAAAAGGGAGCAGCCATGAACCAGGTTTCCAACGAACTGAAGCAGCAGGTCATCAGCGAGTACATCAAGACGGCCGCCGGCCGCGCGAAGCTCGCAGCGTCGATGATCCAACCCCTCCGCCTCCGCCGTGACTACACGGCCGTGGGTCGAAAGACGTTCCTCGTCGAGCAATTGCCCGACGGCGCGCTTCCGATCTACGACAAGGATCCGGACGTCACGGCCTTCGTGGTCGGCGAAGAGGGCGAGAACATCCTCGCCATCCAGAAGCCGCGCCGCGTGATCTTCCCGCTGTTCGAGATCGCCTCGAACCCCGAGATCCCGCTGACGCAGATCAAGGAGCGTCGCTTCGACCTCATCGAGCGCAGCCAGGACCTCGCGAAGGCGCAGATCCAGGCGGCGGAAGACGAGCGCGTGTTCGCGGTCCTCGACAGCATCGCTGTCTCGGGCTTCGACACGGTCCCGGGCCAGACGAACCCCGACGTCGCCGTCGTGGCTCCGATCAGCCCGTCGGTCCTCGCGGACGCCTTCGCCGAGGTGGAGCGCCACGACCTCCGAGTCGCGCGCATCTACATGAACGCGGTCGACTACGCGGACATCCGCAAGTTCGGTCGCGACATCCTCGACATCGAGTCGCAGGCGACGCTCCTCAAGACGGGCCTCCAGGCCGTCCTCTGGGGCGCGCAGATCATCACGAGCCGCCTCGTGCCG